TAAGTCTTTGAGTCTGAACCATGTTGTGCCATCTTCTGTCCATGGTTTACGTAGTAATAATTCATCTCTGTTTAGGGCTTGGGCACGATCAGTACAAAACTCCTGGAGGTGAGCCTCAAACTGACCGGCCAATGACCCATCATCAGACACAGGAATCTTGATAAGATTCTGCATTAATCTCTCAATAATTTCCTGCCACACTGACTGTTTTACAAGAGCTGGCATGTGATTCAAACTATTCATACATTTCTTTTGAAACTTAGTTTGTATCTGCAGCTCGTCTGTTTGTAATTCCATACGCTTATCACCAACATCAAGAAACCAAACTGGTGGATCTGTTTCTAACTTTGTTAGTGCACTAAATTCTAATGATGCACCATTGCCACCAACACCATACTTTCTACCTCTACATACTCTTGCGTTGCAGTAAGAACTAATTGGTGGTTCTTTACATCTATAATTATATTCTTTTTTCTCTAATTGTTTTTGTACTGTGACTACCTCAGATGCTGATAGAGGTGGTGTCATGTGATTACGATTATGTTCTTCTAATAATGTTTTCCAATTGTCTGGATCAAACTTACGTAAATACACTCCTATGTTGAACAATCCATTGTTGCGTGTGCCTTCAGGAAAACCTTGTGTGCAAAGTTGTTGTAAACATGGTGGACCATCCTTTATGACATCATCAGATACCTGGATTGCAACTTTGTCTATTTCATTTGTTATGTATTTATCATATAAGTGATAGAACTCTGGCAAGGTCGCCGCTGTTCCATCATCTTTATACGCATATCTAGTTGTACTTTTTGAATTATAATAAGGAAGATTTAGGAAATTACCTAGGTCTCCTTTCTCTATCAGTATCGTTGATTGTTTGGGAAATACTTCTACAGAAGAATATCCTAAACCAGATGCAACCTCTCGTAGCTTCTCTCGCACTAATTTTGCGGACACTGGGTTTCTAAGAAACAAGAATATATGCATACCACCACTCTTGGATCTACATGGCACCAAGGGTAGCTGTAAACTTCTAATACTATTTATTATCTTTCTATGATCTATTGGGTATGTATCAATATCTATACATCCCCAGGTAACTGTATTGTCAGCTCTTATAGGTATGATACCAAGAGAGGGACCTACACCATCAAGATGTGATTGCCACAGACTATCTGTAACCTCTTGTTTGACAATGTAGGATTTACCCTCCTGCTTACCGTCAGCACGTTTCCCTTCGGATTGATGCTGACCATAAGCCACGTCTAAGCCTTCAAATATCAATTTGAACTTATCCACTAAACCTCCAGTTTTAGTAGAAGAAATACCTAAAACGGTACTTCTTCTTCGCTTTCTTTATTGTTAGATTGTGGTGCCTCTTTTACAGGCTCACCCTCTGACATAGGTTTAGCTTCGACTTCTCCTCTTGATGCGGCAGTTGAAAATGATTTTGCCTCGTTATACACGCCAGCGTCTTCAACCTGACCAGCTCTCTCAACTTGATACCCAAACCAGCTACCACGATCATTAGACTCACTAACTGTAGATAGTTTGTAAATGATTGCGTATGTTGGTGGAGTAAAACTTCCCGATGGACCACTAATTTTCTGGCTCAACATCAAACTGTTCCAACGTCTACTTTTTTTCAATTGAGTAGAAGTCATGCTTACAACAGCTTGTGACCAAGCACCATCTTTGCCTTGCACCATTACATAGTGATAGGCAGTAGTGGCAACGTAGTTACCATTAGGCAACACGTCTTTAAACGAAATTTGATCTCGTTTAGTTTTACTAAGAATGCCACTATCAGCATGATGTGATTCAACGAACCCACCACCTTGCTCACGTGGTTTCCATTCTACGTATCGTAGTTGATAGAGAACAGGTATCACGTTAAGTGAATCACTGACCTCTTGTGTGACAGTATTGTAGAACTGTCCTATTTTAGCACCATCAACGTACTCTGCTTTTTGCGGATTAAGTTGTGGGCTATTGGATTGTAGTATGTTGATGTAAGGGATTGCAATGTCTCTTGACATGTCAAGATTGCCAAACCCACTTGCATCTTTTGAGTCACTAGCAAGAACTGCTAGATCTAGTTTTGCCGCTTTCGCGACTGCTTGTGTTTTTGCCATACGGCCGTTCTCCTTTAGTCTTTAATCGTTGTTTTTTGTCCTACGAAAGCCCCAAGCAAATCCATAGGTAATTCCTTACCTGCTTCATGCTGCTCTCGTATGAATGCGCGAAGGGTGGAAGGTTCGACCCATTCACGTTGCATTGATTGATAACCTTGACTATCCAAAGTATCTATCAATGACTTAGCTTTCTCATCTTCATTCCTTCCAAAGCTACAACTGACTTGGTTCTTTATTAAATCACCAAATCCATTGTCTCTTAACCACTTGAACGCTGCTTCTTTCTTTGTGTCTTTGATTGAAGCACCGTAGTAGTTGGTAACCTTAAGATGTCTACCGTCTGCCAACTTTAGCTCTGACAAACCTACTTCTGCAAATAAGTTAGGTAGAACATTTTCTGCTAAATGTTTTTTATAATCTTTTTTCTTTTTTAATTGCTCTTCTAAATTTTCTATTTCTTTATCAGTATCTGCTACATCATTTGCAACAGCACCTATCTTACCCATATTGTCTTGGGCTGTGCTACCAGCATCCATTTTCATTTGAGTAACTAAATCTAAATCTCTTGGATCTAAGCTAGTCATTTTTACCCCACAAATCTATTTCTATATCGTAGTATCGTTTTTCATCACGATCCCACTTTAATATTTTAAATTTACCTCTATTCATCTCACTAACAACCGCGCCAGCAAGAGCTATAATAGCAGGATCACCAATCAATAGCAAGTAGTCATCATCACAAAATGTGGATAACTCTTTTCTTAACTTTTGTGTAATTGGTCCAGAAGATAAAACTATTTGTTTGTTATCAGGTAATAATACTTTTAATTCGCCAAACTTTTCAGCAGATCTAATATTTCTACCCATTTCTTGTAGTACGTAAACTGTCATAATTTTATTTCTTGTTTATATTATAGCATATGATATAATGCCTTTCAAGAATAAAGAAAGAGTTATGTACAAATTTAAGACTGAGCCATATGAGCATCAGAAAGATGCATTGAAGAAGTGTTGGAATAAAAAAGCTTTTGCTATATTTGCAGAAATGGGCACAGGCAAAACTAAAATTGCGTTAGATAATGCTTGCATTTTATACAATAAAGGTAGAATAGATAGAGTTTTAATAGTTGCTCCCAAGGGCACGTATATGAATTGGGTAGATCAAGAAATACCAGTTCACGTGCCCGATTATATAGAAAAGAATGTTGTTGCTTGGAAACAATCTACTAGCTCACAATACAAGCAGCAACTTCTTGATATAAAAAAATCAGAAGATTTTAGATTTAAAATTATGGTTATGAATGTAGAAGCATTGTCTACAAAAAAAGGTGTGGAATTTGCTAAAATATTTTTAATAGGCAAATCAATGATGATAGTTGACGAAAGCACGACAATAAAAAACCCACAAGCAAAAAGAACAAAGAACATACTAGCACTTAGTAAAGAAGCAAAGTATAGGAGAATACTTACGGGATCACCTGTAACACAATCACCTATGGATTTGTGGTCACAAATGGATTTTCTTGATCCAGAAATATTAGGACAACAAAGTTTTTATGCATTTAGAACTAGGTATGCTGTTGTTATTACAGCTAACGCAGCAGGTGGCACACATAAATATCAAAAAATTGTAAAATTTAAAAATTTAGCACAACTAGGTAATTTAGTGTCGCCACATTCTTACCGTATTCTTAAAAAAGATTGTTTAGATTTACCAGAAAAAACTTTTGTTAAACGTGAGGTAGAGCTAACAGATGAACAACGTGTTGCATACCAGGACATGAAAACAAATGCAATGACTGTATTAAAAGGGCAATCACTTACAGCTGTTAATGTATTGACACAACTAATGCGATTACATCAAATAACATGTGGTCATATGAAAACAGACAGTGGCGAAGTGTTAGATCTTAAAAACAACAGGATAGAAGAGTTAATGCAAGTATTGTCAGAAACAACAGGCAAGGCAATTATATGGGCAAATTACATACATGACATACTAAACATAGAGCAGGCAATAAAAAAAGAATATGGTCCTACATCATATTGCACATATTATGGTGCAACAAAAGCAGAGGATAGGCAACGTTGCATATACGATTTCCAAAACAAAATGAATGATTGCAGATTTTTTATAGGCAATACACAAACAGGAGGATATGGTATTACATTGACGGCAGCTAGCACAGTAATATATTATTCTAATAACTACGACCTAGAGAAAAGAATACAATCAGAAGATCGTGCACATCGTATAGGTCAAAAAAATCCAGTGCTATACATAGACATGATGTCTAAAGGCACAGTGGATGAAAAAATAATAAAAGCATTAAAAAACAAGGTAAACATTGCAAAAGAAATTAGTGGCGAAGAATTATCTGAGTGGATTTGATTTAGATTATACTTGTATTATAATCATCCAATTTTTTCATAAATGCATTAGTCGCACGTACAAATTTCTCGCCAGTCAATTCGAATCTTTGGAAGGTTAAATCACGCGAACACATGAGAACCACACCTTGGTCTATTTCTGTGTCAAATAAAATATTGTGGGCCGCGGCGTACGCTGCAAGTTGCATTAAATAATCTTGTATCCATTCACGTTTTTTTGGCCTGTTGGTTTGTTTAAAATCCATGATTGCAGGTCTATCTTTATACACACCAATCATATCTGCTGTTCCTGCGTATTTACCAGGATTATATAAATGCACTTCTGACCCCCATATTTCTGTAATGTCACCAAAAGCCTCGTCTATTATTTTTTGTGCCATTTTTTCTGCCTGCACACCTATTTCTGTAAGATCTTTGTATTTATCTCCGTTCACAAAACGTTCTATGTATAAGTGGAGCGCGGTGCCAATACTAGCAGAATCTCGCATAATTTGATCAGCTTTTTTATCGCCAACTTTTGCACGCCATTGTTTTAAAAACGTTTTGTCTTTTGTTCTATTTAAAATTGTAGTAACTGACGGCAGTGCCTCACCATCGGGTGTTAAATATAGCCTAGCTTCTCCTTCTTTACGTTTTAATTCTGCATAATTATATTTCTGTATAATTTGCACTGTTACTTATAACACAATTTAGACAATACCGCCACTGTTATATAACATGTAATCACGTTTACCAGCCGCATTTTTCTTTCTCATTATTTGTCCAATGTACTTAAATATTTTTGCGTCTTTAAATCCTAATTCTCTTAACCTGTTAATTACAGAATAAAATAAAGAAATTTTAGAATTATCTATCATATCTTGTGTAGGGTGAAAATGTGTTTTACCAGTTCCCCTTTGCATCATATCCCCCATATCTTCTATATTTTTATTTACACTCATTCTTCTAATTACACCTGGATTTGCAGAATCTATTCCCATAATTCCTTTACTAGGTCTAATTGCATATGTAGCAGCTTCTAAAGGTTCTGCTGACCACCATTGACCAGGTTTTACACCTGTGCCAGACTCCATACCAGTTTTAGAAATATATTTTTGATCTGGATATAAAGTTTCTCCTCTAAAAAGATTTTTTATTTTGCCTTTACCTGCAGCTATTGATGCTCTTAACGGGACCATATCTACATATTTTGGGATGGGTATATTTTTTGGTATTACTTGTCCTGGTTGAGGTTTTAATAAAAAATTTTTTCTTTCTTGACGTTTAGCATAACCTCTTAAAAATTCTAATCCTTCAGGTAACCTTTTAGAAGTTTCTGCACCTGAAATTATCATGGAAGGTTTTGTTTTTGGTAAACCTAATCTTTTCCTCCTAGCGTTTCTTGCCGCTATTGCTAAAATTCCTTTTATCATAAATGAGGATTTGGTAAGGATGTTATTCCCACGGAAGGTTGTGGAGGTTGATAGCTACTTGCAAGTTCGTCCATATCAAATCCATAAGAAGTTCCTATGTCATAATCTTTTTGAGCATTATAGTTCATTAAAAAATCAGCATTGGCAATTTGTTGAGGATTAATTTCATTAACACGATCTAACATGCTACTTGGTTGACCGTGTCCACCAAAAAAAGTTTCATCAATACCGTGAATTGCTGGATGAAACGGTGCTGGGGGAGAAAAATGTCTGCTGTACATATAATTTTTTTCTGGATCATACTTTTTTGCCATCTCCATATGAAAAGGTTGTATTATTTCTCCAGCCATAGGATAAGGTGACGTTTCACGTAAAAATGGATATCTATGAACTGCTCCGTGTAAACCTTCATGACCTATAATATTAGCTACAGTCGCCATATCTTTTGTGTAATATGGATTAAGTTGTATTGTTCCTAAAGGATTATCATCGTATTGTGTTCTAAATAAACCAGCAGCGTCATCCTCATCATAATCTTGAATGTCTTCTACGGTAGCTCCAGAATCAATGTACTCACGTAAATAATCTAAAGAAATTTGAGGATAATTTCTTATTGGAAAAAACCCTTTGCCTAATGCTAACTCAGGGCTGTCGGTTATCTCTGCAAGATAATCCATCATGGGTATGTCTTCTTCATATTTAGGTCCCACACTAAACTTTATTGTTTCTTGTGGATCATCTGTTTTATACAGACGATTAACAAAATCTATGTCGTCTTGAGACATTGTTCCCATACCTGCTTTATCAAGTTCTTCTTGATAAAATGCAAGAGCCTCTTCTTTAGTAAGGTTCTTACTTAAAAGAGGATTAGGAGCGTCAACTTGATTGGCCGGAATAAAACCATAATGGTTTGGGTTTAAACCAGGTAAATAATTTGGATCATCAAAAACAGGAAAATTACTAGAATCTAATACTTGATCTTCACTTAAATAATTAAAGTAAGATGGTATAAAACCATAGGGTGCTCTTAAATTACTTAAATAATCATAAATTTTTTCTAAATCACTAGTGCTTAAAACAGTTTGATCTAAATCATGAGTATGATCGTCGCCTAAACCCATTACTCACCTTTACCAGCCACATTAGACAAATATCTATTAACAGAAGATTGACTATAAGGTTTTTTACCAACACGTGATAGTTCTGCAGCTGCTAATTCTTCTAATGACATCGGTGCTCTTTCTGCTTCGTCAATCATGTCATCTAAAAATCCACGAGCCCATGCACTATCGCTACCCATTTCTTTATACCAATCATCTATTTGTTGTCTTTTATCAGGGCGCGCTCTAAAATAATCAGAAACTTTTCTAAATCTCATTGGGTTGTTACCAACTTTTTGTCGTGCATAATTCATAAATGTACCAGGAAAAGGATCTAAATATCTACTAGATCCTTCAGCCATACCTTGAGCAACAGCTAACCTAGATGAGTCAGCAATGTTTGGATTTCTAATGTTTTTAACAGGTCTAAAATTAGGATTTTTTTGTATAATAGACAACACTCGTCTCATTGCTGGACGTCCCATTTTTTTACTTAATTGACTAAGTATGCCGTACACTATCCACACTCCTTCATGTGTTTTGCCATTTCCTGTGCTCGATTAGGTGTTTGTTTTGCCCAACGTGAATCAAGCATTTGGACGGACGCTTCGGCGTAATCTGGTGGATCTTGCTGAAGCGCCTGCCACATTTTCCTGAACTTGGAA